CATCAGCCAAACTGCCCCATGTAGTAAGGTCAGAATATGCCAGTCCAAGATATGCCAGGATTGGACTCATGACAATTCCAACCATTCCAAGCCACCATGCGGGGTTGTGTAGACGTACTTTCCAGTTAATCATTTCTTTCTCCTTAAATCAGAATTAGTGTGTATGCGCCTGTTCCAGGCGTTCCAGCCGTCCCGCCTGATTGCGGGTCACATCCTCGACCACAGCAAGACGGGTATCGTGTACAGAGAGTACATCGCGGATATTCGTAATAGTCTCGTCCGTGCGTGCCATGTACGCAGTGAAGGCTTTCTGTGTGTCATCCAAGTCACTCTTGAGCTGCTTCACGCCTTCTTCAATGCGCACGAGTCGCATGGCGTCTTCCTGGCTTGCACGGTTCATAGCCTTAGCGCCATTTATGAGCGTTAGCACCATGCCAAGGAATGACACCGCAGCGACAATCTGCTCGAATGTTAGTGGATTCATAACCTCACCTCTATTCCATACTCTTAGGAAGAATTGGAATAATTCCAGTCGCATAACCGCTAGACCAGTTGTAGAAGTAAATATGACCGTCATTGCCGTTCGCTGAGCCAATCCAAATCTTGGCGGTATTGTTTCCCGTCTGTGTGCCTAGAGAGTGATAGCCCTCAATGGCTGGTAATAGTTCTTTAGGCATTTGCGCTGTAGTGGTACGAGTTGAATAACCAGCTGCTAGATAACAATCGAGATACAACATGCCACCACGAATGCAATATCGGACGCGACAAACGCCATCATCTTGCAGAGTAGTCCAAGACGTGAACTTGATTAATTTTGCGAGATTTTCAAAAGAAATAATTTCTGCATTCTTACGATTAGCAGCACGAATAACAAATCCAAGCCATGACATGCTCATGTTATGTGTCGTACTGCCGTCAGCACTTGAAATGTTGAACTTTATGGAAGGTGCATTGATCATGAATCCGCCGCCAGTGTTAAACAGCAAGCGGTTGGCAAATACCGCAGTAACTTTAGTGTCATCACGACCATAGTTGTATCCATCAACAATGTTGAACACACCGCCACCAAGCGATACTGCACTCTGTTCAAACTTCGCAAGCTCCTCTGAGCCTTTCATCAGCTTCATTCCGTGGCTGTCGATGGTTGTGTGAACGCCATCTTTGTCGCCAACATGTGCACCATCAGCATCATGCGAGAAAGCGTTTGCCATGTCATCCACTGTTGATTTAACCTCTTCTGCCTTGTTGTTTGCTTCTGTTGCCATAGTCTTCGCCTCCTTTGCTGCATCTTTGGCGTTCTTTGCGTCTGTTGCTACGTGGCTCACTTCCTCTGCTGCCTTCTCAGCTTTAGCCGCGACAGTCTCAACCTTCTCCGCCGCTGCTGTTGCTGTGGTTGCAACGTCTGCAATCTTCTCTGTTGCTGCGTCAGCCTTCTTCTCAACTGCTACCGTTTTCTCCTCGACTGCTTGAACCTTGACCGTGGCCTTGTGGGTGTCCTCCACTGTCTTGCGCGTGGTTGATGCGAGGGCGGTCAGACGCTTGTCAGTTGCTTCCTGGGTGCGTTCCTGGGATGTTGTTCCGCTCTTGGTCAGTGTGCCTTCGATTGCGCCGAAGCTGTATCGCGTGGCCTTTGGGTCAACGAGGTTAATCGTGCGACCAACACAGAGCATCATGCGGTCGATGCCGTGCGGTTCGCTGGTGACCTGGACGCGTTGCAAATAGTCAATCTGCTGAACGGTTGCGTCTGCGTAGTGTAAGTCCGTGGCGCTCACCGTGATGGAATCAGAAAGCTTGCCCGCGGCAAGGTCGGCCACTGCTTTGTCTGCAAGTGCCTGTGGTTGGCTCAGATGGTCATACTCCATCAGCTTCTCGATAACGCCGTAACGCTCAGCCATTGCAGTATCGACAACCGCATCGCCGACAATGTCATAGCCACCGCCAACGTAGGCGTGCTCGTCGTCGATGGTTACGTCTTTCTCGTCTTCGCCTTCGCCGGTTTTTCCCACAGGCACGATGGCCGTGTAGATGTCCTTACCGTCCGCGCCGGTGTTTAGATCTAGAAGGTTCTGGCCAAGCTCCACAGACTGAGCAGCTTCGCTTGAACCGTCCGCGTTCAGCCAGTCGAGGTAGTTATCCTCGCCTACATAGCGAACGCGGAAGTAACCGCCGCAGAGCTTCGTGAGCTTCTCGCGCATCTCCTTCAATGTGGTCGGACGTGTGCCGGTACCACGCTGAAGTGCGCCGAAGTTAATACCGGCGTTAATGCCTACCTTGAACTTCTCGCATCGGTTAGACACGCGTGCGTTGTGCTGCTCAATGAACCACTCGAATAACTCGCCAGCCTTGGCGGGCGCGTTAATCTCACAGTCAATCTCGTCGGTGTCGTATGTCTTATATGGACGAACTGTGGTGTCATTGAGGTACGCCATAGCGCCCTCGCAGGTGACATCAATAGATCCATTCATGGACATCGACACTTTGCGAATACGACCACGGAAGAGAATCTTCTGTGTTTCGTGCTCCGTGAGCTCAATCTCGCGCTCGGTATTCATGACCGATTCACGATTAAATGCGCGCCAGAGTGGGTGTGTTGGTTGCACGGTAAAAGAAAGAGTCGGAGATTGCCCCGACTCTTCTACAAGCTTACCGGCTGAGATTTGCACGCCTTCCTCACGCGGATCATGAATGACGTTTCCCGCATAAGTCAGCACATACATTTATGCCACCCTCTCCCACATATACACAGCGCGGTATGGCGGCATGTTGTTGTGTGGCTGACCTCCACCAACCGCATCAACCTGGAAGCGGTAATTGGTGTACGTGTCAGCCGAGCGTGCCGTCCACTGTGTACCGCCGCCATTGTCCGTGCCATAGTGCATGCTAGTGTCGTGGCTGTGTGATGGCATCTCGTTGATGGTTAGCGTGTGAGTATCCTCGCCGCCTGTTGAGCCGGCTGGGAACTTCTGTGACTGTGCCAGGAGAAATACACCATTCAGCGCTTGCCACGTACCACCAAGGAATGTTGATGGGTCGGTTGGCTTAGTGCTTTGGTAGATTGCGCCTACTGGAAACATTGCGTCCAAGAGGTCGAAGTTCTTGGCGAGGTCCTTAATAGTCTGAACAGTCTCGTCCGTGACGTCAGGCTTCGTGAGACCCAGCCTTGGAGTCTTTGTGCTCATTAAATGTCCTTCCAATCGAAGTCGAGCGTAACTGTTGTGTTGTTGTGCGTCTCTGCATCATCGACGTACGCATGCTCGCGCCATGTTCCGCGCATGTCCTGCCACTTCTTACCGGCAAGGCTGGACCACTTCAGACCCTTGAGCCTGTTCTTTCCAGCGCGGCCGACGTATGCCAGGCTTGTACCGTCAAGCTGCTCCCACGTGAGCCCCGCATAATCGCGCCAGATTGCCGTTCCGTAGTCCGGTGTAGTGTTCACGGTTACGCGGTTCTTTCCGTTGTGCAGCTCCAGGTCACGGTTTATCCACACACCCGGCTGAAGGTCAACGGTTCGCCCGTTGATGTTGACCAATGCACGCGCCTGACATGTAATGGTCGGAACCACCGCGTGAGCGGGGCCGTCGATGATGTAGGTCTTGCCAAGCTCACCGTCGAGCTCGTAGTGCATGATGCCGCGCGACTTGTATGGATCTGCGGTGATTGTTAGCTTGATGGCCGCCGTCTCGTCGTAGAGCGTCTGAGAGGTAACCTCGAAGCGTCCTGTGTACGTGTAACCCTCGTCCCAGGACAGAGTGAACTCTAGGCGCCTACCGTGGAGCATGTTACGCAGGGCGGTCAGCGTCGTCTCAATGCTTGCCCAGTCATGCGTATCAAGCGGCGAGAGTGTGATGGTGATTGTCCGCTTGTCGAATACCGGCGCACCTGTCAACCACTCAGACAAGTCCAGCACGCCATCACGTCCAGGAATAGACACCGTAGACGTTCTGGTGGCTGGTGGCTTGTCTGTGTAGTTCGTGACCGCCAAGCGATAGGTGGCGCAGAGCGGCACTCCATCAACCACAACCTCGTACGTGTCTGTTAGTTCCGTCATCTGTTTGCCACCACCTTATATTCGCCGAGGTTTGAATCCACATACGGCGAGACGATTGAACCGACCGTCTGGCCATCCATCACAACGCGCATATTGCGTACATCTTCACGCAGTCCAGTAATCTCACTAATCAGCTCGTCGTCACCCTTAGAGTTGTTCACGGCGTCGCTGATGTAGCCTGTGAGTGTGCTGATTGGTGCGACTGCTTCGGGTCCTGCTTCTCCGCCAATCATGGCCTTGTTTCCATTCATGCCGAACATGGTCGGGTTCATCAGAACACCACCATCGGCGTACCACTCAATGCCCAAGCTTGGAACCGATGGTGGCGCGAGCGAGAATGTGCCGGAAATGCTGAAGTGTGGAAGCTTAATCTTTGGGAACTCAAGATGCAGTCCACGGAAGAATCCACTGATAGCGTCCAGGGCTCCGGAGACGGTGTTCTTGGCGTCGCCCATGACGTTGCCAATCGTGCTCGAGATACCGTGGAAGATGTTGCCCACTGTGGTCGAGATACCGTTAAACACTGCCTGGAACGTTCCGGCGATTCCGTTGACAATGCCGGACAGAGCAGACGAGAGGCCATTCACGATGCTCGTGACGGTTGTACTCATGCCCTGGAACACTGACTGTGCGCCATTGGCGGCCATCTGCCAGTTGCCTGTGAAGATGCCAACAAACACGCCGATGACCGTCTGAATCACGCCGACCGTGGTCTGAATGATTCCGGAGATTGTTCCCATAACCGTCATGACGATACCGCCGACAACCTCAAACGCTGCACCGAATACCACGGACACGATTGTGGCCACTGTGGTAAGCGCTACGCCCAAGTTCTGCAGGACTGTGTCAACAAGTGGCTGAGCCGCTGCAGCGAACTGAGAAATGGCGTCTCTTGCTTGCTCAATGTATGGCGATAGAGTTTCAAACGCTCCGCCGACAGCTTCGCCGAACCCACTGAACGCTTCGACGATAAGACCCGCACCCGTGCTTAGTCCGTCAAGTGCAGGCTGCAGGATACTCATGACAAAGTCGGCCACCGGCTGCATGGACTGAAGCCACGCGTCAAATCCTCCGCCAGTGGATAGCTCCGTGATTGCGTCCGCGAGCATCTTGATTAGATCCGCCGCGCCGTTGACGACGACCGCAAACGCTCCGCCCAACACCTCAACGATTGAGTTCAGCACCGGAACGATGGCGTCTATTGCAGCTCCAAAGATTGGACCCAGCGCGTTACCAAGCTCACCAAGCGCGCCCATAAGATTGCCGAGCGCTTCTTGTAGTGGTGGAGACACCGCGACCAGTCCGGCAAACGCAGCGATGGCGATTCCAACGGGGCCACCTAGCGCACTAAGCAAGCCAGACAGAGGGCCAAGCATACCGCCAAGCACTGGGATATTGGCAATAACCGGAGCAAGGCCACTGAGAGCCATAGCACCAAACGCCGCCGCGATAGGTGCCACAAACGTCGGAATGTTTCCTAGTTGCTTGCCCATGGCGTCAATAGCCGGTGCCGCTTGCTTGAACGCATCAACCAACACCTGAATAGCCTGCGTGAAGATTGGAGCGGTCAAGCGGGACAAAGCGGCGCGAACGTTAGCGAATGAGCCAGCCAATGTGTTACCAGATGACAGAGCCGCTTCACCAAGACCGACACGCATGGCTTCCGAGAATGTATGGAAGTCAATCTGTCCCTTGGAGACCATCTCGGAGACTTCCTTGGACGTCTTGCCAAGGTATTCACCCAGAAGCTGCAGAACTGGCACGCCAGAGCTTGAAAGTTGCATCATGTCATCGCCCATCAGCTTGCCGCGTGATGCGACGGAGCTGAAGATGACGCCGATATCGTTAAACGCTCGACCAGACGCCGCCGCAACATTCGCGACGGACTTCAGTGTGTTAGTCATTTCCTCGCCGGACTTAATGCCAGCTGCAGAAAGCGTTGCCGCGGCCGTTGCTGCGTCACCCAGACCAAACGCGGTGCCACGGACTGACTGAGTGGCTGAGTCCATAATGGACTCGATGTCCTGGGCGTCATGGCCAAAGCCAGCGAGCTTCTTTCGTGCGTTGTCGATGTTCAGCGCTCGATCAATGCCGCCCTGGATGGCCATACCAGCAACTGCGGCAATTCCCGCCTGGCCTACGCCAATCAGTGAGCTCGTGATTTGCTGGGTGTTAGTGCGTACGGCGTTCCATGCGTTGGTCAGTCCGTTTCTCGCGCTTGTCGCGATGCCATTAAAGATGTTCTGAGCCCGCGACCTAAGCTCGGCAAACGATGACTGCACGCTGCCAGACGCGTCGCCCATGCTGTGATCCATAGAGCGCGACACTTCCTGCGCTTTGCTCTGAATCTGACTGAGTGAAGACTGCGCCTTATTTACGCCGTCAATAAAGCCATCGGCGTTGACGGTAAACTTCGCGGAGAGTGTATAGTCACTTGCCATATATACCTCCTCTCATGTTTATTTCTGTTGATTCGATAGAGCCTTCTCAAGCGCGGCCATTTTGTCGCGCGCTTCTTTCGCGCTCATGGTCTTTCTGTCAGGCTTGTTTGCTTCAACCCATAGAAGCTCAGGCTCTTCGCTTTTCTTCTTGTAGCCGTTGGCGAGTGCGTTGGCTATTGCTTCATTGAGAAGCATCTGGTCATACGCGACGCGGTCATGCTCAGCCACTTGAAGAAGGGCAATCTGAGCCGCTGTGAGCCTGTTAAACTCGTCCGGCGTCCACCCAAAGCGAACAGCCGCCCACGCCCACATTGCGTCACGCTCATAGCCTGTCAGCGGCTTCTGTGGCGCTTCTTGTGGTTGGTTGGCTTGTTGTGTGGTTGTGGATGGCCTGACCCAGCGCGGGCTCACCAGATCTATCGGAATAAAAAACCGCAGTCCTTCATAAGTGCGCCGCTTACGGCTTCAATCATCTGAGCGTAGCCGTGTTCCTGCAGATACTTTCCAGCAAGCTCAATGGCCTGTGTTGGGTTAACCCATGCACTCTGACCACTCTCACGGATGCCATACGCGAAGATAGTCTTAGTCTCGCGCAGGGTTGGCTGAGCGGTGAACACGGAAATAATGCTTTTGTTACCAATCGCACTCTCGGCCATCTCCACACGCTTCTCCGCGTAGAGAAGCTCGTATGTAGTACCGTCAACCTCGAAGGTAAAATCTGCCATTTCTTACTCCTTAACTAATAAAAAAGGGGCAGCCGAAGCTACCCCGTGAGTTGTGTTCGTGGACGCTTATCGTCCTGTTGGCTTAGTAATTGCCTTAGCCTTGGCGGCTGCGTCAATGTCAAACCACGTCCACTTGCCTGTGCCTGTGAGAGACACAGACGCGGTGCGTACGTCATCGGTTGGTGAGTCAGCCTCGTACTTGGTGACGATGACAGCACCGCCGCCGATTGGTGTAAAGTCGGTGTTGTCCAGGAACTCCTTGACGCACAAAATAGTGCCGTCGGCAAGTGCTTGGCGGAACAATTTATCGCTCTCAGCGTCCTTGACGGCCACCGTATCAACGGAAACCTCAAAGGAACGAGTGGATGCACGGTTAACCTTCCAAGCACCGCGAGAAGACTTCGTGGAGACGCTCGTAGTATCGGCGGAAAGCGATACCTTGTGAGACTTCTCGCCGGCGATTGCGAGGAGCTTAGATCCGTCCGCGCTGAATACGCCAAGCAAGACCTCAGCACCATTGACAGCGTTCACGCCACCGGCGGAAACGTCACAATATGCGCCACTATCGAATGCAGTTGGCTCTGGCATAGTAATGCCCCTTTCTACTTAATAATCAGACCATAAGAGACGACCACCTCGAACGGCACAACCGCATGCCACTCTCCTGTCTCGTCTCTCTTGATTGTGTTTAGACCGTTATCCGTTTGACGGATGACCTGGAACGGACAAGTCAAACTAATTGGCTGGCTCATGGCTTCTTCTAGAGCCGTCACCATCTTGAATATCTCCGCGCGCGTCTTGGACGGCTTAGAGATTGCGTGAAGCTCGATGGTATAGACATCCAGCCACATTGTTTTAGTTTTGTCCGGACGAACTGAGAGTGCGCCGACGGAATAAAGAGGAGAGGGCTCTTTATTCGCGTCGGTCACACATTTAACGCCCGTGCCTTCTTTGACACGTGCCACAACCGCCGCGACAAAGTCGTCAAGCGGGAGTCGCCTTAGTGCTTGCCTCATAAGCCTTTACTCCTTAGGTACTCGCCACATCGCTTCTTTAGAACAGCGCGCGCCGCCTTGATTTCCGTAGCAAAGAAGTGCTGACCTTCCACAAAGGGTGCCTTTAGGCGCTTGCCAATCTTCGGAACGTACTGGCCAACGTTTTGGCGGTGGCCATACTCAACGTGTGGCGCGTATTCGCCCGTGTAGCCAATCTCTCCTTCGCCACCTTTGACGCTTTGACGAATGGATCCAATCAACTCGCCCGTGTCTCTCGGTGTGGTTGCGCGTAGGTCTTCGGCTATCTCATTCACGGTGCGCTTCATAACAACTTCAGGCTTAATATTTGCAAGCTCTTTCAGTGCGTCGCCAAGTCCGCCATCGTCAAACTCCAGGCGAACACTAGGCATACGCATCACCCTTTAGCTTCTTCAGCGATAGAACACGGCGGCGTCCGAAGTCACTCACATGGATGACCTCATAGACGTCGCCAGCATCAATCACGGGAAAGCGAACAAGAGACGCGCGAAGAGCAAGCTCGGCGGGAACTGTCGTGATAAGCGTCAGGTCACACGCCGCGTAGTCGTTGCCTTCGTTTACCGTCTCAACAAGGGACGCAGGGCATACCCTCGCCCGGGTGGTTGTTAGCACCCGGCGCGAGAGCACGCGATTGCCTAGTTTGTCGCGCGCGTCGGTATCCGCGAGTTCAATCAACTCGCACATCCGCCACTTCATACGAACCTCACCTTTGGGAACTGCAGGGCGGCGGTATTGTCCGCTCGAGCAATCTCGGCCAAGGCTGAAAGCTCCGCGGCGTACTCCGCAAGTAAATCGTCCACAAACTGAAGGGACAAGGTTCCGCCCTGTCCCTCAGCTTCCTGTGTGATGCCTTCATCGAATCGGCGATTTACCGCCTTGATGGTTGCATCAACCACAAGAGACTCGGCTGTGGTGGGTAGCGTGGACACGCCAACGCGCAAACAGATGCGGTCCGTGAGCGTATGCGTGACCTCTTCCAGCCACTTATCGCTCGGCTTATCCTCGACCGCTTCGAGTCGTGTCTTGACACGATCTAATACGCTCATACGCTCACCTCCTTACTCGTGAATTAGGCGGTTGCCTTAATCTCTGCCTTGACAACGCCGTCGGTAATCTCTGGGAAGATTTTGACGCCAGACATAACCAGAGTGTCGCAGGTTGCGGTCTTGGTGTCGATGTTGTGGGTGATACCAACGAAGCCAGTAGCGTCGGAGGTCAGGCCGAAGGTGGATGCAAGGTCAGAACCGTTTGCTGGGACGTATGCCAAATTGAGGTTCATAGCTGCAGTACCGAAGATGGAGCCTGCTCTAACCTTGGAAGAGGTGATTGCAGTACCCAGTCCAAGGAAGTCCTTGAGGTAAGTAATACCTGCAGCGTTCTGAGTGGTTACAGTTGCAGTGCCGAGATAGTCAGCAACATCCAGAGGATTGACGAAGAAGACGAATGGGTTAGCTGCGTCGGTGTCGAATCCATCATAGCCCTCGAACTTAGCGGTAAGCGTTGCCCAGAGGTTGGCCATAGCTGCTTGGAGGGTCTTGCCGTTCTTTGCTGCTGCAGTGGTGGTTGCGACGCTTGCAATCAGATCGCTGCGAATGCCGTTCTGGATGGTGCCGATAAGCTGAGCGTCGGCTTCGTTGATAGCACGGTCGCGGCCACGAAGCTGGATAGCCTCGGCGGAGGTTACGCGGCGATACTTGTTGAGCGGAAGCTCGATGGTCTGGTCAAGCTGGCGCTTGATGTTAGACGCTGGAATGGTGTCACCCTCGGCAACGACGCCACTCTTGACGTCCTTCACGAACTTGTAGGTCTTGATGGTGCCGCCCTGTGGTACTGGGATAAGGTTGGTAATACCGAGAGCCTTCTGAAGCTCCTGGATGCCCTGGGAGAATCGGTTGACGTAATCAATAGAAATCTCAGGAGCGATGTCGGTCTTTACGGTAAGTCCTGTTTCTGCTGGCATAATAAGCCACCTTTCTTAGTGTTAAACAAACAATCCAATGTTGTCGCGGATAGCTGCCTGGCGAGCGATTGGGTCTTTAATGGCCAAGATCTCTTCTTTGGTCATCGTCTTAGTGGCCACACCCGCCGCAGGAGCTTTGCCCGCGAGTTGTTTCTTCACGGCATCTTCTACGGCCGCCGTGAAAGCCGTTGAGAAAGCGTCAACGGACGCCTTTGTTTCCTCTGCAGTCTCACCCACTAAACGCGCGAGAATGTCATCACTGACCGCGATACCTTGCTCAGAGAGTTGACGACGAGACTCAGCCACCATCGCGTTTACAGTGTCGCGACGCTTGTACTCGTCAAGCTCCTTCTGGACCTTGTCACGTTCGTACTCTGCTTTTTGCTGAGCGTTCATTTCGGCCAGTTTTGCAGCTTCTTCAACCTTTGCGGCTTGCTGCTTTTCCCACTTCGCGAGACGCTTAGAGACAATCTCGTCAACATCAGCGTCCGTGTACTTTGGCTGCTGCTTGTTGTCGTCCTGCTTTGGCTCTGTCTGTGTGGTGGTGGTTGCGTCCTTGTTAGCACCCTCGCCATCCACAACAGGAGCCTGAGCTTGCTTAGTCTCCTCTGCGGTCTCTGTGGTTGTTGCTGCGTTAGTTTCTGCACCCATTGTTTTTCTCCTAATCCCCGGCGCTCCAAGGCGCGTCGGCGTGCCTTTTCTCCTTAGCTTTTAGCGACATCAAAGCTTGGTCGATGCATTAAAAAAGCGACCGTCTAGTCGCTTTCAATACACAGTTCAACAATTTTCTCTAGTACCTCGTCCGTGGGACATCCACGGCAACGCATGAGCTCGCGCTCCCCTGCGTCCACAACGCACACCGTCGGAAGGTGAGTGATGCTCTTCGCGTCCTTGGACCTCGGTGAGCAGTCAACGTCGATAATCTCGTACTCGATATCCTCTTCGGATAAAGCCGGCACTATCCTCTTAATAGTCCCGCGGCAGATGCTGCACCACTCGGCCATATAGATCACTACTCGCGCCATATTCTCACCTCCTTGGCGGTCTAACAAAAAAGCCACCCGGAGGTGGCTTGTGAAAGCTAGTTGATTGGTGAAGGTTAACCCCAAGCAATAAAGCCTGCTTCTTTGAATCTTCCTTTGCGCTCAAACCAATGAAAAAGTTTTGCCGCGTAATACGCGCCTGGATCTTCTTTAGACGGAGTGTAATCAATCATCTTAAAATTAGAATCAAAACGAACCATGCCGGGATTCTCTCTATCTCCATCTGGATAATATTGATAGGTTGCAACACCATCAACCATTCCAAGAAGTTCATATTCCAGCATTATTGACTACCTCCTTTCTTAGGCTTCCTGAGTTCTTTAACCATGCTCGCGTAATCATACCCGAATTTTTCTTCAGTCATACGGTGAGCTTCCAAATATGGCATTCCATTATCCATTAAATGTTTCTCTGTTGATTCATGATACAACATAACAATATCCATTTCTTGGATATTGTCATTATTGCTCAAACGTTGCCAAGATACCGCCATATCATAATCAGGGGCAAACCTAACTAATTCATCATCTTCATTTAGATGTATGTCATAGAAGATATGTTGATATGCGTCTTCAACTACATCTCTACTAACACCTGAATTATTAGTTACTTTCGTTATTTCTTCAGTTCTATCCCTACTACGAACGGCATCGTAATATCTAATTGCATGTTTCTCCATGCGGTCATGGTTGCCTTCTTCATCACTATACAAAGCACCGCTGACCGCTCCTCTAGCGTCAGAGATTCTCTCAAGTGTTTTCTCCGCCCGTCTTTGGCCAAGCTCCTCCTGCTTCTGCTGCCACGCGTCCCAATCATCCACAGCCGGCGCAATCTGGCATCTGCAGTATGGGTGAAGTGGTGGGAAGTTCACGCCCACTTGCATATCCTCGAATCGGAATGTAGATCCATTCACGCCTTCGCACTCTTCGCAGGCGCGCTCGTCATGCACCACCTCGATGGTGTAGGAGTCGAAACCTTCACGCTTCAACTCCTCAACCTGCGCCATGCGTGAAACGTAAGTGCCCTCGGTGTAGACCAGGCGCATAAGTGAAGACTGCGGAACGTCCACAAAGCGCTTCTCGAGTGCCTTCGCAATTCGCTGATATGAATCACCGCGCGCGAGTGCCTTTGACATGTCCTGCGCCACGTAAGACGCGAGGATCTCCGTGTTGTCCCAGATACGCTGAGAGTATGAGGTGTTTCCCGTCCACACTGTATCGACAAAACGGCGAACTGCGTCAGAGTCCATGCTGTAGAACGACCGACCAAATCCCATCGCTTCAGCCGCCGTGTTTGCACCGCGTAGAGACTGGCGCACGATGTGGTTGTCTATGCGCTGAACCACATCGCCCGTTGCTTGGTAGAGGTGCAAGCGTGCCGACGCCTGTAAGCCTTCGAGCCTGTTCAGTTGGTAGATGCTCTTACGCACATCCACAATGGACTGCATATCCGGGTGCTGGCGTAGAAACTCGTCACAGTCGCGGATAAGGAGCTCGCGGTCTTTAGGGTCCATCGTCTCCATGAGACGGCGATACTCCAGGACGCCATTCTCGCCGTAGCGTTGATAATACTCCGCAATCTCGCGGTTCAAGCGGCGAAGCTCGCTCTCGTAGGCGTTATGGACGCGTATCGACAGAGCGCGTTCGTCTTTTTCCATCGCTGCGTCAGCGAGTGTTTGGCGGCTGTGCCAATACGAGTCCATGTTGCTCCTTAGTTATTGTTTTCGTCTGTACGGTCTGGGACCATCTGCGCGGCCTGCTCGGCGCGTTCGTCGGCCATGCGCTGCATTTCAGCCTGTGGCGAGTCAACACACGACAGAACGGAGAGCTGCGTCTCCTCGGACGTAATGCCGGAGAGGTTGCCAGCAATCTGAGACTCTTCGAGCAGGTTCGATGGAAGGTTGCGTGTGAATGTGGCGCGGACAGTGGTCCATGCTTTGGTGTCCAGGCGTGTGTTTCCTGCGTAGTTGCAAAGTAGCTTCCAACGCCTAGATAACGCGCGGCGGAACTTCCTCTGCTTCACTACAGCGATATCGCTCATAGCCTGCAAGCGATACTTGATAGCAATGCCGGAGCTGGTATCGAACTTCTCGCTTGAGAGGTCTGACACCATCGACAGAACGAAAATAAGGCGCTCCACGCGATCAATGAAGTTTTCCTGCGTGCCGTCTGCGTCAGGCTTAGATAGAAACTCAACGATAACGTTTGCCGCGTCTCTAGAGTCCAGGTTGATAATGCGCGAATCTCTCAGATCCTGGAGTGTCTGTTCATCCAGGCGTGCGCCGAGAATCTTCAAGTATGCGTCAGCGTAGTACTCGACATCGTTAGCCTTCTCGGAGATTGCCTTGTTGTATGCGTTAATGAGCGACATAACACCTTCAAACAACCCCAGGCGCTCCTCGTTGTCTACATACTCAACCACAGGCACATCATCAAAACCGTGGATGACAGGCTCACCGAAGATAACCTTCGAGCCATCCATAACAAACGGCGTCTCGAACATAGTGTCATAGAGTGTTCCGCGAAGCGTGTCCTTCTTGTCGTCGAAAAGGTTATCGTCGAGCCAGAATCTGACTGCGTAAATGATGTCGCTCTTTACCGTATCATCGCGGACAACGAAGCAATTCAGCGGTGTCACGGAGCAAGAGCGCGCGAAGGCTTCCTCGTCGCGCCACATGAGCTCGTAGCCTGCACCATAGATGTCCGCCAGCTTGGAAAGCTCAGCGTCTAGGTCGTCGGAGTCATTGACCGCGCTCCATACGTCCAGATACTCCGCAAACGCTTCATCGTCGGCGGTGGTGCGAATGGGAACGCCCAAGAAGTAGCCGACCATTGAGTCCACGATCTGCTTAGCGAAGTTGGCCACGAGCCTATTGTCTGGCTTGTATTCTGCTTTTTCTTTCTGGTGCAGAATGTCGTGGTCGCCTTCGTATGCTTTGCGAAGGCTGGCCAAGCGGTTAACCTGCTTTGAGCGATAGTCCACCAAAAGCTTCCCAAGAAGCTCTGCAGTCATCTGCGTGTCCTTTGGTAGGCGGTAGCCGCCCCTTTGCTCAAACGTGGAAGCGTTTGCTCCCTTAACGTCAGCACTCACTAAATGCCTCCTCTAAATAGTCGAATGGTCGGCGCGTTATCGTGCAGACGAATAGCGCACGAGAGAGAGTCAGGCGCGTCATCGTGCTCCGCTCCCTCAGTGAAGTCCATGACTTCGTTCCAATAATCAACGCTGGCTTCACGGACACTCTCAAGCCTGGACAGCTTGGACCAAGTGCCGCGGCCATACGTCGCAATCTTGATGAACTTGTTGGCGGTCTCTGAATACGTGTGAACGGGCAACCCGTACCCGTCGAGCTTGTCGGCCACGTACCCTTTATCCGCGTTCTTCTCCATGTACACCGTGCCAAGTCTCAGCTCGCGGTGTAGCTCTAGGATGCGCGCCATGCACTTATCGACGTGCGTCTCGCGGTACAGCTCACCGTGAACGTAAGCTTCATCGTCCACCCACTTGATACATGTAATGGCCGTGCCGTCTGAACCACCGTAAGCCGCATCCACATGCATGATGCCGTCGTAGAGAAGGCTCTCGTCTTTGAAGGTCTTACAATCACCCTCGAAGACCACGCCTTCCTCTGCCACGTGACGCAGTTCGTAGTTAGCCGCAAAGAGTGAGTGCGTCATTGACGCTTTCAGCTCTGTGGCTGCGTCCACACTCACGAGCCCTGTAGTGTCCCACGGCCACTTCTCAGCGGGTGGCATGATGGAAAACGCGTCGTCTTTGTGCCACGGTGTTCCCGTGTTGATGATGCGTCCGCCGCGGTTCTTGACGTTCTGGAGCTCGCGGTAAATCTGCTTTGTACGCTCACGCTCAGCGCGGCTCACACGGTCACGCAGCGTGACAATGTCGTCCGTGAAGATGATGTCCCAGTGCTTACCGGTGAGCGAGCCACCAATGCCGATGCCCGTCAGTTGTGGTGATCCGGAGACGTTGCATGCCAGGCTTGTCGAGATTGCTGTAGAGCTTGCCGTGGTCAGCTTCAGTGGCTGGCCATAGATACTCTGCGCAATCTCCTGGGTGAGCGGGTGCTCGACCATACGACGGACCGCCGCGAGTACTTCCGCGACGTCATTTTCGCCTTTACGTTGGAATCCCACAGTCAGGTCCGGTCGTGTGAGCAGTATCAACCACAAAGCCACCTCGACGCAGGTCGTCTTGTATGAACCACGATGAGACTGAAGCGTCATGTCGCCATGGCCAAACACCATCTCATGGATCCATCTGTCGTGAAGTCCTTCGCGCAGAAGGTCGTAACCTAGCTCATGCGCCAGGCGCACCGGGTGCTTGGTCATAAGCGTCGCAAGTGCTCTATTGGTCTCCATCGCTCTCTACCTCGTCGAGCAAACTCTTAAACGCGGCACTGGCTTCCTTGGCGTTGGCGGACACTTCCATTTGCTGCACGGGTTTCTGTCCGGAAGAATCGCGCACGAACTCAGCCGCGCGGACGTCTCCTTCGAGTGCCTGGGCGAGCATGGCAAGTGCCATGGCTTCGCTGGCGGTCACGTTCTTACCCGTGAGCCCTGAGATAGTAGACGCCTGGGACAGCTTGCCCGGCTTCATCGGCATAGCGAGAAGATCTAGAAGCGTCTCGCGAATCTCACGCCTGCGCTTCTGAACCGCGTTAGACTTTGCGGCTCCCTTCTTTCCTATCTCGCTCAGCTCCGCCTTGGTGCGCTCGCTGTTAGGCTTCAGGTTCTTCGCCGCGTTCGGATTGTTTAGTCTTGCCATCTAGCTCCCTAATAATTTCCAACTCACGCTCGGAGAGGTCGAATGTATACTCTTCCACTTGTGCCTCTGCTCGTGCCTCTGCTCGTGCCAGCCTGCGCGTCATATCACTCGATAAAAGAAAGCCAGCACCATACATCGCTTTTCGCAGTGGCTTCTGGCTTTCAAGCTGTCGAATGAAATACGTATCAGACCGAGGAATCTCTATCTCCTCGCCTTTGCTGGATAGTCTCCCCAAGCGCGTGGCCATAAGGACACACTTCGGATAGTTGAGCTTCGGTTGCTGTTTGTTTTCTTTCTTACACGCTTCCTCGATGATGTCTTTCAGCTCCGGCGTGGTGATTGCTGCGTTGACCGTATCGAGATTCGTAACGAATGAGGTGCGCACCTTGGCGCCGTTAGCGTATTCAATGTTTGCAAACGTACACACCGCGCAATCAATCATGTCGCGCATGAAGATGGTGAGCGCAGGCGCAAATAGAAAATACTTGATGCCGCGCTCTGTGTACCATCGGCGGATGGATGCCAGGATAGAGAAAGGCGGGTTGTCTACAACAACGCAGCCCTCTGGGTATTCCTCGCTCTGATAGTCTCCGCCTGGGCGGAATGGTCGGATGATTGGCGCGTCGCCTAGATCATACTTATCTCGCACCCACTCAAGCACGGCGCCATACACCGCGGGGGGGGGTAAAGCAATCGTCGGTGGTCAGCTTTGGCTTGAACTTCTCAACGAATGCTTCATAGTCTTCGAGTTTTTCTTTGCTTGATGACAATACGCCCATTTGTATAAACCTCTCCACTTATGCATAAAAATGAATATTGAGCTAACAAAAAAGCGCCCTCATTTCTGAGAGCGCCCGAGTCGCTTTGTTAACTTTCGTACATTCCTACGGTATCAAGATAGCACGTTTTAATATGAATATAACTGTAAGATTATGCACAATTTATGAATATTCTTATTGCTTTATACACAGCTTAGCAATACCCACCGTGTTTGTAAACTCCAAAGAACGTTCGCGCAGCTTAAACGCTTGACGCATGGAAACGTGCGCTCTCTTGGCCGTCTCCGCCCACGTGTAACCTTCAACAAAGTACAACTGCATCACGAGGGCCGCGTCTTGGCCAAGCGCTTCGCCGATTGTGTTACACGCTGAGTAACCGTCAAGAATGACGCTCTCCAATTCGTCTAACAAACCCTCTAGGAATGCCTGTGCGCTAATCTCCGCTATGCTTACACGTGCCGTCGGGTCAGAAGTCGAATTTTTCGCTCCCGCGCCGCTACAAGCCTTTAGAGGCTCTCTAACGGCGTTCAGCCTGTTGCGCGCGCTTTCAATGTCTTTCGCGGCCTGGCGAATACTACCCCACCATTCCTCACCCGTCACGCCTATCACCTCGCCTTTTCTTGCAATTCTTCGACACAAAACCAAATGCCTTGCGGGTCTTTGTAGCCTTTTGCGATGTGCTCGTCCACGATAAAACGGTCGTCTTCGATTATCCCACACCTGGTCAGACAGTCTTCAAACGTCTTCAGCATGTTCGACATGTCCGGCTTCTCCGTCATGGGGGTGCCATCGGGGTGCTTCTCGTTCGCAGGGAAGCACCACTTCACCACACAGCGCAGAGGTCCGGTGAGCGGCTGGAAATTCTCCGACACCTTCGTGACCGACTTCAGCCACACGCAAATCAGATCCTCCGCGGTCTTCAGTTCGTCCGACTTACGGATGGCGGCGTGCGCTCCTTTACCACCGCCCACGATGTACGCCACAAGGGCGTTGTGCGTCACGCTCGGCGGCTTCATGGGCAGAAACGCCGAGAGTCTCCTTTTCGCGTCTTGTGCGGGCTCTGCGTGGCTCTCACGGCCGCCCGCTCTACTTCTTGGGTCAACCACATCAATCAATCTCCTAATCGTGAATCGTGAATCGTGAAAAATGGAACCGCGCCAATTACGCGGGCGCGCGCGGAAATGTTCAAGAGCTTGTGGCAAACGCACACAGGCGTAGCGAAACACATAGCGTAGGGCGGTTGGCGCGCGCCCTTGGCGCCAACTGCCTAGCCTGTGGCGTATTGTCCAAGGATTGAATACGAAAAAATCGCCCTTGCCACCAATATAGGGAGATATACCTATATAAGCGGTGTCCCGTTTTTGGTGGCATTAGTCGTCTTCATCATCTAAAAAGCCTTGTTCAGCTGCGGAAATGGCATCAAAATACATCGTCATTTTGCGAGTTCGCCCTCGTGAGCCCTCAACCTCAACTTTTCGCTTCCCAATCGGACACCAATCTTGCTTCGTCCAGTACTGAATATCGCGTGCGGAAGGCTTCACTTCGTACCCCTCGGGGTCTATGCGCGTGCCGATTCGTTCTAACAGATCCTCTTGGGTGACGTATCCGTTATCGTCTGCGCAACCATCGGCCACCGCCGCGTCGTAAGCGTCCTGCATCAGCTCCGCCGCTTCCTTCTGGATGCGATGGTTCTTCGCCAGCTTGCTCTCGCGTCCCTTGGCAAACGGGTCAGCGCCTTCTGTCTCAAACTTGGCGAGCATGCCTGTTGGATCATCGTAGAACCTCGGCCACTTGAAGATGACGTCGCGCTCTGGCGGTGTCGGAAAGCTCCTCGTGGTCATGGATACGCGATACGCGGGGCAATCATTCAAGCGTGTATGCCTAAACTCCTCCGGAATCTCCAGCGGCGTGAAGTCACACATTGAGTCCGCATCGCGCGCATAAACGCCAGAGCCACTCATGCGGTCCATTGCCTTCTTCTGGCCGGCAGTACCCTTTGGATGGTGGTGCGCGTAGACTACGGCGCATCCGCATTCCTCCGTGATACGGTCAATGGCGTTCGTGAACTCCGCTACCATGCGCGAATCGTTATCGTCTCCGCCGTTAACCTTATAGACCGGGTCAACGATGACCATGGTGAAAAAACCCTTCTCGCCACGTGCCAAAACACGTCGAATTAAAAGGGGTGTTAAGTCCTTCATAAGGCGAGCCTTACCGCGCAAATTCCATGAATAAAAGTTAGTCTTTAAATCATCGAGTGCGCCAGGCTGTTTATCACCGTGGCGGGCGTCCCAGACCGTATGGAGACGCTGTCTAAACTCATTCGCTTCAATCTCCAAGTTTACGTATAAAACGCGTCCTTTGATACATGGCATACCCAGCCACGTGCTACCCGTACAGACCGCTTCGGCTAAGTCAATCAGTGCGTAGGATTTGCCCATCTTGGAGTCGCCTGTGAGAATCATCTTCTGACCCTGGCGCAGAAGTCCCGCGCCCTCAACACCGATAAGCGGTGCGTTCAACTCCACTGGCTCGTCCCAGTCTGAACAATCGGCTTCGTCTGGTAAATCGTCTTCAGACTCGTCCGCCCACTTCTCCCACTCATCCCAGTCCTTGCAGCCAGTGTTGAGCTTTAGAAGTCGCTGGCGATTCTCACCACGCGTGATGCCTGGCATACGTGAGAGACGGCTGGGGTTCTTGTTGGCCATATCAGGCGAGAATTTACGACGCGCGCAGAACTGGTAAAGCTTCTCTACGCGCTTTCTATACAGACTTTCATCGCTTCCTGCGTCAATGTGAACGATGGCATGAACGCTTTTATTGCCGCTTGATACCACGGCCACACACGGAAGCTTCATCGCCTGGATCATGCCAAGCTGCTTCTCTACCTCTAACGTGTCAGACTCAACAAGGGCGTATCTAAACTCGGTGATGTTTTGGTTGGAGCGTCCCTTTCCGTCTACCGGATTAAAGCAGATCCATGCGCCAGCCTCTGGGTTCCAGTCGCCCAGTACCTTGCCCAAGTCTCCGCCGCACTTGGCGAGCTCCTCTCGAAGCTCTCCTGCGTTTCTGTCCCAGTGTCCACGCTTTGGCATATACTTGCCGTCTTTTTCGTAGACCTCATTGACGTAACACACGTTATCGGAATCCTCAAACACCGCCGCCAAGTAGTCCGTTAAGTCCTTGACTTGGTCCCACTCGCCGTCCATAACATCGACGTCAACCTCGTCCGCCCAGTCTGGTGTAATGCCAGAAACATCGCCCGGGTCGATGATTTCATCGTCCCATCCAATGGCATAACTCTTTGTTCCTGGTGACCATCCACGAGCACGCGCGAACGCGATAATGGTTCCGCTCTTAATACGTGATGGGGAGTTGCCGAAACTCTTCCACTTACGCTCGCACTCACCCTCGTGGTAGCGGTAGACGTCCATACGGCTCCACGCGTCCCAGTCCTGCCATGAAAAGCCAGACTCATGAAGCGCCATGCCGCAGTCCACCCACTGTTGATAATCAAGCTCTGAGGGGTCTATCCAATTAAGCGCCTCCAGGAGATCTTTGTGATCGTCTTTATTCCCCATAGTTTCTCACCACATCCACGAGCGCTCGATAGAACGGCATAACTTTTATGAACGCTTTATTCGAGGACATATCGATGACCTCAATACCACAAGCTTCTGCTACGCGGTTTTCAATCTGCGCGCCTTGGCTCTTCACCCATCCAGGGAGCAGAATCATCACCTCATACATTGGAGAATAAGGCTCGTCTTCGCCGTCTCTAACTCTAAGCGATAGAGCCTGTAAGCACGTGGCCATAGCGGCTTCGTATGAGGTATCTGAAGGTATTTCTGTGGCTGGGTTGAACACCATGCCATCGCCCACCTTTCCCAGAACTTTCTCCATGAAGATGAAGGGGTATTTGTACCCCTTCACGCCCGTGATTGGTCCAGACAGGTATACATTTCTGTCTTTCAAGAAATAGAAATCGTCTTTTGTTAAATCTGCCGAAGCAAGCTCCGCGAGCTTGTCGGTGTATTCATCTAGGTTCATTTCTCAGTCCTTCCCTCCTAAGTTCACCTCTGAAAGTTTCTCGCACGCTGCTTTTGCGTCTTTGTCGGCTAGTGGGCCGTTGACGAAGTCTTCTACATACTTCATCGCTTCCACTAAGCTTTTGCTTTTCTCTGCAGTCACCAAGACGGAACAAAGTGCGGCAGTAAATCCTTCATCGAAGCCTTCACTGCGTCCTTTTTTGTATGCGTCTTTAGCAAGAGACTTCAAAAGTTCAACGCTAAACGCAGACATTCCGATTTCTTCAAGATCCATAATTAGTCCCTCTTTCTGTTTAGAAACATGCCAGCGAACATCAGAAAACCGCCGACGAGTACTCCAAGGCACATATTCAGTGCCCCGTAGTAATAGTCCCAACTGTCATCGCCCGTTGCAGGTAGTGCAGCCTTCTTCTTTGCCTTCTTCACTGGCTTTGCTGGCTCGGGCTTTGGCTCCGGGTCTGTGTCCTGTGGCGTTGGCACTGGCTCTGGTGTAGGTGTTGGCGGTGTCTCGGGTTCTGGCTGTGGCTCGGGCGTTGCTGGCTCTGTTGGTCGGTTATCACCGTTGCCGTTGCCGCCGCTGTCCTGGCTAACAAACTGATAGCGTGAGCCCTGCGTGGTCTCGCGACTCTTTAGCTGGATAGAGTTTGAGGTCGTCTCGGTGCCATCTGTCTCGTAATACATGAAGTATTGGTTGCCTTGGAAGTCAACGCTCGACAAGTCCCACGTGAAGCCGCTACCGTTAATAGTTGGCTCGGGAACGCTCACACGCACCCAGCTTGAGGGGTCAGCGTTGCCGTATGCGTCCATGTGAACGCGGTAAAGACGGAACGAGCCAGGAATAATGCGTGTGCCTTCTTGCGCAGTATCCTCTAGCACAACGTTAGTGAGGTTATCCGTTGCGTGGTTGAGTCTGACTGACCACTCAACCGTTCCGTGGTCGGTCTTTACGCCCCATTTGGCGATGACCTCGTGCTGAATAGTGCCGTAGTGACGTGTCTCGAAGCTAGTCTCGACAACCTGCCCCGTAGCTTCATCGACAAGCCTTAGCGTGGTTGTTCCTGCCGCTGCATCGGCTTTGACGTGTGCTGCGAGCCACAATGTACCTTGAACATGGTCTTTACCTTCAACCCATGACGTGTAGGTAACTGTGACGCGTCCTGGCGTTACTTGCGCCGTAGCCATAACGTTACCGTCCGGGGCGTAAATGTTAAAACTTGCTGCGTTCGTTGCTGGGAAGTCCAGGATGTCAGGGATAGCAAGCGAGAACGTATCGCCCTCATGGACTTCGCCTTGAGCTTGCCAAGACGCTGTCAAGTAGATGTCTTGGTTGGTAAACGCAGAGGTTAAGTCCTGCTTGTTTTTGTCCGTGACTTT